GGTGAGACCTTCTTCGTCCCACCAGCGCTTGAAGTTGTTGAAGGCGATGGTGGCTTTCTCGACGTCCGCGGGGCTGAACTCGGAGAGGTCGGCAACGTGGTTGTGGAGAAAACACTCAATGAGGAAGTGGGCGATGGTGCCGATGTCGGCGGCTTTGTCGCGGACCTTGCGGTAGTCTTGTCCTTCCATGCCGAGCTTCCACGCCCAATGGATGAGGCCGCTGCTGTCCTCGCCGATCTTGGCGATGGTGCTGGCGCCGGGAACGTCGGTGCCGTCTTTCAGCGGATACTTCTGGTGCGCGCGGGTCTTCTCGAGGCGGACGATCTTGCGGCCGTCTTCGGTGAAGCGATCCGGCTCCGCAGGCTTGGCTTTCTTAGGGAGGGGACGTTTTGTCCCCTCCCTTTTGCGTGTGGTGTTTTTCGCTGGCATGAGGGTTACCAGGTGATCTCTTCGTCGTCGGTGCCGGTCTTGGCTGCGGCGGGCTTGGCTTCGCTCACGTCAAAGCCGTAGGACTCTGCGCTTGCGCCAGATCCCCAAGTCACCAGCTCATGCACCATGACAGCCTTGGGCTGGAGCATAATGCCGCATCCTTTGGTTCCCAAAGGTTTGCCTGGTGCTGGCCAAAAATATGGCTCGACCGCGACTTGGATTTTGCTGCCGCCGCCAATGTTGTCGGTTGCGGTGCTGCTGTCTTTTGCAAACAACTTGGGAGCGCGGGACTTTTTCTCGCCCTCTTTGTCGGTCCATGTTGCGTAGACCTTGAGCTTAAATTGAACCATGCCGTCGTTTTCTTCCCACGGCGGCGGTGCAATCGTGAGCTTGTCTTTGCGAACCTCTGCTTTTTTCGCGGCCACAAACTCGCTGAACATTGATTCAACTTGTTTAATAAACGGCTCGGCGTCTTCTGCAGACATTTCAAGAACGACTTTATAGTCTCCGTCTGGCTTGTTTTTGTCCGCATACTTGGTGTCGGGACGGTTGAGGTGAGGATAGCGGGCGATGCCCACGGGTGTGGTTAGGGTTTTGTTTGGCATGGTTGTTATGTGGTTGGTGTTTGTGTTTGTGTTGGGATGAGAAAATCAGAGCGGCGAAGGATTGTGAGGAAGTCCTGCGCGCGTAGCGTGACGAGCCAGTCTTCGCCGTTGCGCTTGTGCGCGACCACTGGGAAGAGTTTGTCTTTGGCGTCGCGGATGGCTTGGGCGATCCATGCGCCGATCTTGACGACCTGGCAAAATTTGACTTCCCAGTGAATGTCAGGCAGGCACGGGCAAACGACATCGGGCGAATCGCCGAGGCCGCTAAACTGCTGACCGCGGCGGATGCCGGAGTCGCCGAAGGCTTCGCGCAACTCGTCTCTCCACATGCGCTCTCCGCGGGCGCCTTTGGCCCGGCTATTCATTGATCGCCTCCCAGAGCTGTTTATCCGGTGCGTAGACTGAGCCATCGCTGTCGCTGGTGCGGCCGACCGGGGCGGTGCCCTCAAAGCGGGTGAGCGAAGGACGCCATGTGAGGTTGAGCGTGCCGGTTCTGCCGGCGCGGTGCTTGGCAACAATCAGCTCGGCGTCTTGGACTTCCGGTTCCTCGTCTTGCACGGCGTAATACGCGGGGCGGTGGATCAAGCAAACGATGTCGCTGTCTTGCTCAATACTGCCGCTCTCGCGAAGGTCAGAGAGCTTCGGGCGGTTGTCGCTGCGGTTTTCGGCCTGCCTGTTAACCTGCGCAGCGGCGACTACTGGAATCCCTAACTCCATGGACATCGCCTTGAGACCGCGGCTGACAAAGCCGACTTCGTTCTCGCGGCTTTGGGCGCCGGAGTGACTGACGAGCTGGAGGTAGTCAACGAAGATGCACTTCACGCCCCAGCGGCGGACGGCTAGGCGGGCGCGGCCGCGGATGTCGAGGAGCGTAAGACCGCCACGGTCATCAACGTAAAGCGGTTCGTTGCTGAACTGCGTGGCGGCGTCCATGATTCGGCTCTTCATCGATGCGGTGAGGAAGCCATTGCGGATGATTTCGGTGTTTGTTTCGGCGCGGCTTAGGACAACGCGCGCGGCCAACTCGTTGGCGGGCATCTCAAGGCTGAAGTAGACGGCCGGCACACCGCGGCGGGCCATGTTGTCGGCCATGTTGAGCATGAGCGCGCTTTTGCCCATGGCGGGACGGCCGGCGACGATGGTGAGCTGTCCTCCTCGGAGTCCGCCGGTGACCTGGTCGAAGTCGCGGATGCCGGTCTGCAGGCCGAGCTTGCGGCCGCCGGACATGAGGGCTTCCAGTTCGTCGAGGAGGCCCGGGACAATGGCGCTCGGAGCGCGCATGCTGTCGGTGGCGGTCGTTAGACTGAGACTAAGGACCGCTTCGCCGGACTGCTGGAGGACGGCGTCGGCATCGGTGGCCAGGTCCTGCGCGGCGGCTTGCATGGCGACGCTGGCGTCGATGATGCGGCGGCGGGCGTGGAGATCGCGCAGTGTTTGCGCATGGTACTCAACGCCTGCGGGTCCACCGGCAGAATGGGAAAGCATCTCGGTGAGGGCGCCGGCGCCGCCGACAAAGTTTAGTTTGTGTTTGGCATCAATGCGCTGCGTTGTGGCGATGAGGTTGGGCGTGCCGCCTTCGCCGCGGATTTCGGTGATGGTTTCAAAAACGAAGCGATGCGCAGGCGTGAAGAACAGGTCGGCGTGCAGGCCGGCGATCTCGTCAACGAGGCGCGGGTCGGCCAAGAGGCTGCCGAGGACGGCTTGCTCAGTGGCGGGTGATTGGGGGACGGTGCGCTTCACGAAAATCTCCCTTCGTCGTCGTCATCGCTAAACGTTATGACAATCAGAACCAGCGTCCCGATCAGCAGGCTGAAGAGTGTCAGTTCGCTGACGCTCATTTTCTTTCTTCCTCCGGGCGAGCTGCGCGCGGCGCCGCTCCCAGCGGTCGCAGGCGGCGTCTACAAGTTGAAATGTTTCCTCGATCCATGGTGTGATGTGGAGTGCTGGCGGTGGCGGGGCTTGGTATTCGTGGTTAGCCATGACTGGTGACTACTTTCTGTCGTGGCGTGTTCTGTAGGCATATGTTGGCAAATGTTGGCATGGGAATCAAGGGTTTTTTGGGAGGATCGGCCATTTTTTTAGGTGGCCGAAATCGCGGGGTTCGCTGACCCAAGTCTTGTCGCCGCAAATGCCGCAGGGCTGGACATTCCAAGTGGCGATATGTCCTTCTGGCATGCCGCGGCCGTGTTTCTCGCCGCAGGGAAGGCAGATCCAAGCGGGGTAGGGAAATTGCTCGCGGACCTTGGTTAGGATGTCGGAGAGCGAGTCTTCTTTGGCGAAGATGCGCTCGTAGTTGGCCCGGTAGCGGTCGCCGTTGACCGGCCGCGGGCTGTCGCCTTTGCCGGCCATTAGATTTCCCTCCCGGCCATGCCGCACTCTTCCCAAAATTGTCTGCGGTAGTGCTCTTCGACCTTCTCCATTTCGTCCAGGGCAAGGTCGTCCTCGGCGATGCGGGGCAGATCCCAGCTCATCGGCATGTGCTTGACCCGGGCGCGGGCCTCAAGGCGCACGGCGCGGGGCACCTTCTTGATCTTGCCCGGCAAGCACAGGTCCAAGAGGAACCGGCGGGCGGATGCGATGGCGCGGGCTTGTTCAAGGGGCGTGCTCATAGCGGCTGGGCGGCTTCGAGCAGGATTTCGTGCTTCTCATTGGCAACCTCCTCGGACAACGCGGCGCAGCGCTCAAGGACGCGCTTGAGCCGGTTGTTGCGCTTAATCAGCTCGCGGTTTTCGGCCTGTAGGTCTTTGATTTCGGCGGCGTGCCGGCGGTCTTCGTTGCGCATAAACTCCAGCTCCGCGGAGGCGCCGAAGTTGTTGCCGAAGCCGATCTCGCCGACCACCAAGTCGGGCACCATCATTTTGCCCTCCTTGCTGACTTACCGAAGAGCCAGGTGTTGCGGCGCGCGGCGCTGACCGTGGCCAGCCCGCGGCTCTCAAGGAAGCGGTCGCACGCGCGGTGGATGGCCAAGTGGTGCATCCGCGGGTAACCTGGGACACCTTCTTCCAGCTTGATGGGGCGGCCGTTCTTAGCGTGCATCGCGGTCCTCCAGTTTTGCCTGCAGCTCGGCAACAAGTGCGCGCAGCTCCATGATCTCAACGTTCTGCATGCGGACAAGCGCGCGCATGGCCATGGTGGTAGCGATGCTTTCGTCGGCGATCTGCTCGAGGTATTCGACGTTGACGTTGAGGTTGGTTTTCGGCGCCTTGGGGGCGCTCGCCTTTTTCTTGGTGCTTTTGGCGGGTTTCATAAAATTACTGGTCAAATGTACAGGGAGGGTTGGACAACGGCTGTCCTAGACCCCGAATTGGTTAGCGA